GCTCGAACCGGATGCCACCGGCAAGACGCACGTAGTACGCGCTCATGTCACCAAAGGCAATAGACCGTGCAGTGGCACCAACAGCCGCAACAGTCGGGTCAGTCGCAACCGGCTTGTTGAGGATGGTGTCCGGCGAACCCGCAAGACCGGCAACCCACAGGTACTGGCCGTTGAGGTCCTTAAGCTTGCGAACGTTCGCAAGGGTCGCATCGCGCATCAGCCATGCGGCCGAATTGGAGTTGCGGTACGGGCTGATGACCGAGTAAAACAGGTCGATCAGGTTGTCAGCAGTGAACACGCCAGCCGCCGCAGCCGCACCGGTGACACCCAGCGTGGTGCTGGTCATCAGACCGGTCGGCTTGTTCGTGCCGTCACCCGTAACCAGGTGAGCGCCCAAAGCGTTACCAACCGCGCGGCCAGCCTGCGCCGACAGGTAACCCTCAAGATCAACTCCAGTGTCGTCAACCAGTTGACGCGGGGCCTGAATCAGGTTGGCGTACTGGTAGCCGTTCAACGTGCGCGTAGCGAACGTCGGGTCCGACTCGGAGATCGCCGCGTTCTCGGCAGTCAGCGCGGCGCTGCTGTGCGCGGTCGTAACCGGGAACTCAAGCGGCTCACCCGAAGTGGTGCGGATGACGGTTGCGAACTGAAGCAGTGCCGCGTTGTCGATCATGTGCTGGTAAAGCTGCCCATAGAACGACGTAGGAACGGTCGCCCCACCCGACGCGGCCGTCAGGCTGGTCAGGTCACGCAGCTCAGCACTCGTCGGGTTCGCCGTGAACGAACGAGTTTCGCCCCGCAGGAACTTCTGCAACGGCGAATCCTCTTCGTCAGCAGTCGGGCCAGTGACCCGACGTGCACTCAGCGAACGCATCGCCTCTTCAGTTTCGGCAGTAGCCTTCTCGTCTGCATACAGACGGTCAGCGCGTGAACGCAGCGAGTCGAGGTCGTCGTTCATTTTGCCGTAAGAGACAAGCTCTTCAGCATTGAGGTCGCGGTTCTCTGACTCAGCGTGCGCCAGAAGCGCAGTCATTTCGCCGCCAATATTGACCCGCTTCTCGAGCAGGCCCTTAGCAATTTCAGACATATCCACATTCCTTCCGGGAATGACAAAGACCCCCGCACGGTGCGAGGGTCTTGATTGAATGTGTCGGTGGTTGTCTACCTGCCGACGAGTGTTACCGGGTTAGCGTTGCTTGAGTTTCAATTCAAGTTGACGCTGACGGAGTGCCAACAGTGACGGGTGGGTGTCTCCCTGCCCGTCGTCGTCAGACTCCGAATCTTCTTGTTCTTCACGCATTTCAACTTTGAACTCGTGAATGGTCGTCAAGCGTGATCGGATTTCTTCGATCGACACTTTGCCCAAATCGTCGGGCTCCACGTCGATACGCTCAGCCAGCGAACGCATACCACTGGACGTGTCGAGGTAGGCGGGCGAGTTGACGGGTGCCACATCGACAAGTTGCACGTTCAACAGTGTGCGCAACGGGAACCCTTGTTCCGTCACCGACCACTCATCTTCCATCGTGTGAAAGGCGAAGCTCGAATAGCGCAGATCGCCGCGCTTTGCCAACACGGCAACGTCACGCCCCGGCGACGTATCCGGCAAATCCACCTCATACGGCAGGCCGACATCATCCGACGACATGCGCAACGTGCCCGCCTCAGTCGTCCCCAGCAGGTAATTGTCGTCATGGTTGTACCGCGCCACCACCGGCACCCGATCGCCAAGAGACTTCGCAAACGCGCGACTGTCGACCTGCTCAACGAAGCCGCCCAAGTTCTGCGAATACCGCATGTACTTAGCCGCATACCCTGCAAGAATCCCCGGCCCACCATCAGACGCACGCAACTCGACGAGCTGCGCTAAATGCCGTCGCTCAATATCCACAATCAAACCCCCGACTCACTCAACGGCGGCAACTCCTCGAGCGCCCGCACCTCATTCACAGTCTTGAACCCAGCCTCAAGCGCAGTCTTGTGCGCCTCATACCGAGTTTTCAAGTCAGCGCGCACCCTCGCGTCCAGGTTCGCCCGCACGTACTGAGAAGCGGGCAAATACCGATCTAGGACCGACTCAATTCGCGCCGAAAATGGGCGCAACGTGCGAGTGTTGAAATTAAGTTCGTCCATTTCCAACGTCGCATATTTCATCGTGCTGCCACCAACCTCACCGCCGGCCACATCAGGTGCTACCCGATACACGGCCGCGATCTGATTTGCGGTCATCTTCATGCCATGTATGAAGTTCACATCAGACGCAGGCAACGGGATCGTGTGATATTCCCAATCGGAACCAGTAACAAACGGTTCACTGCTCGATGTGCTCGCCACAAACCGCCGCTTCGTTTCCGCAGCAAGCGACGAAGTCAAAGTCTTAGCCGTGTTCTTCAACACAGCACCCGGCACCGCGCCCCGCTTATAGAAACTCTTCCCCGTCTTTTGCGCCTCAACGCCCGTCTCGATCTGCGAACGAAACAACCCAACTGGCGACATGCCAACGACCGACCCCGGCACCACATACCAGGGAATGTGAATCAACGATTGACGATCGATTCGCTTGCCCTCGTAAAAGTAACGCGGCTCCCGCCCGAACTGCTCATCCACAAACACCCGGTCAGGACGCAACCAATGCACCTGAGAGGGAACGCCCGCCTCCATTGCAGTAACCAGCCCGTACGCATTGCCCCACAAACCCAGTGACGTAGACAACTGAAAACGGTACGAGTACAAATCCAAACCAAACACGCCAGGATCAGTGAGCATCCGAGGTTGACGGCTTACCCGCTCCGGCACACCCGCCGACGACTTCTCATACGCGGCCCACGGAGCAGACGACCACGAATCAGCAATATACGAAGTGCAAGCGTAAACAGGCACCAAAGAAAGAGCAGTTTTGTAATTCGCCGCACGAAACGACTCAGCCGAGCTAGCCCCAAACACGTCAGTGAACCCGCCCGCAGAGCGCGACTCTTCACCCGCAGACTTACGAAACAAAACACTCATCGGCTAATCCCCCGGCTCACGAAAATCAGACCAACCCCGCCAACCACAAACGCAGCTGGCCAAAACATGAAAGCAACACCGGTCACCACTAAACCAATACCGGCCAGCTCAAGCACAGTCGTCATCGCGTCACGCATAACGCCTCCTAATAGAAACTGTCCAGAACGTCATAGTCAGCTTGCGACCCGTTCGCGTAAACCCACCAAGCGGCAGTCGCCGCCCGCAACGTCGTAATGTCCGTGCTCGATCGCGCCTGCGACCACAAAAACCCTTCACCAGATGCACGCTTCTCAGCACCGAGAACAGCCACGTTCAACGACTCCTGCCCTTTATGCTTCACCCGCCCGTTGATCAGAGCATCCGTGAAACCCATCGCACCGCGCCGCATATCCAACGTGTCAAGTTGTCGCACCGTAATGCCAGCCTCAGCAAACAACGGAATCAGGTTCGCGTTGTCCCCGTACTTGTCCACAACAACCTCAGTGAGCCCCAACCGTTGGAGCACACCCACAGTCTCCGAAACAATATGCTCCGCAGCCCACTGCACTTCAGCACCCATCTCATACCGGGCAACATCAACCAAATCGAAACCATCAGACCCGCCAGCAACCACCACAGCAAACGACTGCCGCATACCCGTGCGCGCATCAACCGCCACAATCGGACGCGAACTCACAACATGATCGTCAGCAACCAAATTGGACTCCCACACGCCCGCAGGAAACACACCCTCACGCAGCTTGTCAACCCACTGACACAACACCTCAGTGCGGAACTCCTTCTCAGGATCAGTACCCGCAGCCGACGCAATCGCCCGCTCATTCAACGCCGAATGACCAACAGACGGATTACCCTCAACCCAACCCTCACGATCCCAAACGTCACGCCCCGCCGCCGCCGAATACTCAAACAAACCCAACGAATCATCGACAACGTCAGCGGCGCGATCCGACCCGTTCAACCCATCAGGATCACCCACCGCCAAATGCCCCAACAACCGCAAATGCGACAACACCACCGAGCTACGATCGCCCGCATTCGACGCCGCCCACACCTGCGCTCGAGCCCGCGCCATCGTCGTTTTCGTAACCGCAGACCACGCATCCCACGTCTGATGCTCACGCAACTCATCCAAGATCACCAGATCACCAGACAACCCACGACCGCCACGCCGAGACGCCGCCTGCACTTTATAACGCGACCCCGACGTAAGACGAAAATACTGTTTACCCGGCTGCTTGAACACCTGCTCCAACTCCGCAGCCAACTCAGGCACCTCTTCGGCCATCTCGACTGCACCCCGCCAAACCTCTTCCGCAATGTCAAGATTCTGCGCCGTACCAATCACCAACGGGGCC